AGCAGTAGATGAAATCGTTATAGCAGCTAGTATAAAAAAGTGGTCAGATCTGTATTACCCGCGTTTAGTCTGCTACGACAAATACACTACTGCCAGTATTGCCCAGAGGCTACAAAATGCAGGCGTACAAACCCGAGATGTATCTGGGCAGAGCTTTTATACCGCTTGTAGCGATATGTATGATGCTTTAGTTAATAACAGGCTAAGGCATAGCGGGCAAGATGCGCTAATACAGCAAATGGCTAACTGTGCAGCTAAACAAACCCCAGATGCTTGGCGTATCGTGCGCCGTAAATCTGCCGGGCCTGTAGATATACCTATAGGGCTAGCTATGGTCATACATATAATGGCTCAACCTGTAGCTGAGGCTAAGGTATACGCCTAGACACGCCCAAGGCGTATGGTAAAGATATACTTGACCTTTAGGCAATAATACGCTCTATGGGATTACTGCAAACACTAGGCATACGCAAGAAAGATATTGAGGCGCAATTATCGCCGCCAATAATGCAACAGGGTTACGGTGCAGGCGTTTACAGTTTTGGTGGTTTATACAGCCAAGGTAATGGCGCACCTTTTATGGATCGGTTTATGGCTTTGCAAGTGCCAGCCGTTGCGAGGTGTCGCAATTTATTAAGCGGTGTTATAGCAAGCATAGATTTAGAGCTAATACAAAAATCTACAGGTCGTAAATTACAAAAACCTGTTTGGCTAGATCAACCAGACATCAGACAACCGCGTAGCGTGACTATTGCTTACACAGTAGACAGTTTATTATTTTATGGTGTTGCTTATTGGCGTGTTACTAGCTTGTATGAGGATGATGGCAGACCTAGTGGCTTTGAGTGGATAGCTAACACGCGCGTAACAGTAACTACCGACCAATACGGCGATCAAGTAGATTATTACTCTGTAAATGGACAGCGTGTACCAGATAGCGGCGTAGGATCTTTAGTTACTTTTCAAAGTTTGTTACCAGGTGTATTAGAAACCGGCGGGCGCACAATACAGGCCGCGTTAGATATACAGAAAGCGGCAAGCGTTGCAGCTGCTACACCTATGGCTACAGGATTTATTAAGAATAGTGGGGCAGATTTACCAGAGGCACAAATTAGCGGTCTACTGGCAGCGTGGAAGGCAGCGCGCAATAATCGCAGCACCGCCTACTTAACTAGCACCCTGGATTACCAGCCTGTGGGTTACTCACCTAAGGATATGACCTACAATGAAAGCTCGCAGTATTTAGCTACCGAGATTAGTCGCTTGATGAATATACCGGCATATTACATAAGCGCGGATATGAATAACTCAATGACTTACCAAAACATTATTGATGGCCGTAAAGAGTTTGTAGCCTACTCATTACAACCGTTTATTAGCGCTATAGAAAACCGCTTGTCTATGGATGATATAACGCGGCGCGGCAACATAGTTAGATTTGCACTTGATGAAACATTTTTACGCGCTGATACGCTAAAAAGACTAGAGGCAATAGAGAAAATGCTAACGCTAGGGCTTATCACAGTAGAGCAGGCCCAGGCATTAGAGGAATTAAGCCCAGATGGACTAGATAAAGGAATAGTAAATGCTACTAACATTTAGCGGCAACATAGAGGCAGTAGATAACGGCGATAGGCGCACGATCAGCGGCAAAATTGCACCTTATGGCGAGGTAGGCAACACAAGCGCGGGCCGCGTAGTCTTTGCAGAAAACTCTATAACCGTGGCAGAGCCAAGCAAAGTAAAACTACTAATGCAACACGATAACAGCAAGCCTGTAGGCCGTATGCAAAGCGTTACAAGCAATAAGACCGGGCTATACGGCAGCTTTAAGATTAGCGCTAGCACACGCGGCACAGATGCAATTTTACTTGCACAAGAACAGCTAATGGATGGGCTTAGCGTAGGTGTAGAGGTAGAGGATTCACGCCAAGAAAAAGATTATCTGCTAGTTACGGCTGCTACCTTGAAAGAGGTATCTCTAGTAGAGAGCGCTGCATTTCCAAGCGCTGCCGTGTTAAAAATTGCTGCACAAGAAAACGCAGTAGATCCAAACCAACCGACAGAAACGACAGGAGAAACCGTGGATAAAGCCCCGGAAGAAATGGCATCAGAGGCAACATTTTTGCCAGATGGTGCAACAGTAACGCTAAAGAGCGTTAGCTATGATAAAGATGATGCCGAGGGCGATACCACACCGGTAGAAGCTGCGCGCAAAATCATTAAGCCAAGTGCATTAAACTCACAAAGAGTACGCACACCCATTACAAATATGGGTGCATACACAGAGCATAAAATTAAGGCAGCGCTAGGTAATGAAGCATCTAAGCTATATGTAACAGCAGCAGATGATAGCTTTACTACTAACCCTGCTTTTAATCCAACACAATTTCTAACAGAGTTTGTAACAAATACACGCTTTGGCACACCTGCTATAGATGCCTGCTCACAAGGCGTATTGCCTGCTAGCGGTATGACTATTTCAGTACCGTCTTTGGTTACTTCAAGTGGTGGCCAAGCAGGCGTAGCACCCGTAGTAACTGTTGAAGCCGAGGGCGGCGCTGTAGAAAATACGGGCATGGTTACGCAATATTTATCTGGAACTGTATCGAAGTACAGCGGCATGAATACGCTATCCGTAGAGCTTTTAGAAAGATCTGATCCAAATTTCTACTCTGAGCTAACCGCACAGCTACAAAATGCTTACTTAAAAACTATTGATACAGCTGTATTAACTGCACTACTTGCAGCAGGTATGAACGGTACTAGCACCACAGCAGACCTAGACGGTATTGTAGATTTTGCTGCGGAAGGCGCACAGACAATTTACACAAATACAGGATTCTTTGCTACAAATTATCTAGCTAACCCTGCACAATGGGGCGCGCTAATTTCAGCACAAGACACTACAAAGCGACCAGTATTTACAGCTTTGCAGCCAATGAACGCAGCGGGTCAAGTATCACCTACATCAATTCGCGGCTCTGTATTGGGTCTTGATTTATATGTAGATAAAAACTTTACAGCTACTACGTTTGATGATGATAGCGCAATTATTCTTGCGCCTGAGGCATTTACTGTTTATCGCAGCCCACAGGCTTATATGTCTGTAAATGTAGTAAGTAATCTACAAATACAGGTAGCAATTTATGGCTTTATGGCAACTATTGCAAAGATGCCTAACGGTATCTTAAAGTATAAGAAAACCTGATAAATAAATAACTAATAGTCTGGTAGGGGCTTAGCCCTTTGCTCCTACCAGACCTACCAAGAAAGGTACAAAATGCCGGCAACTTATGTAACAGCTGCAACACTTAAAGCATCATTAGGCGTAGGCACTTTGTACGATAGCTACACCTGGATAGAGGACACCTGCCAAGCGGCACAGGATCTAATAAACGGTTTTTTATGGTTTGATTCTGCACCCGTAGTTGGGACAGCGTTAGTAAATAATGTGGCTACGGTGATGATAGCTAACCCCGGCTTATTTACTACTGGTGAATCCGTCACAGTAGCCGGGGCTGGCTCAACTTTTAACGGCACTTACACAATTACTAGCACACTACCTTTTAGCACAGGCAGCACTAACCTATTACCTGCCTTTAATCTACAGCTTAATTATTACCAATACCCACAGGGCTACAGTTTTATACAGTATGCAAAAACAGCTAGTGATGAGAACTTTAGGCGCGTAGTACCTAGTGGTACTATGACCGGTACAGATACAAAGACCGCAAGCTACGCGGCTACACCTGCTATAAACGCTGCTGCTTTAATGATAGCTGAGAATATCTGGACTAGCCGCTTTAGCACACAGGCAGGCGGCGTAAGCGTAGATGGCTTTAGCCCTAGCCCATTTAAGATGAGCAATACCCTTATGGCATCTGTACGCGGCCTGCTAGCGCCGTATCTAAACCCTAGCGCTATGGTCGGATAATGCCAGCCGCGATAACTACCCTTAGATCTACTATAGCCGCTGCACTAGCTAATAATGCGGTTTGGTCTACTTTTAGCTTTCCACCTAGCACAATAGTAGCTAACAGCGTAGTAGTAGCCCCGGCAGACCCGTACCTTACGCCTAGCAATAATTCTTACGCAAGTATCGCGCCGCTAGCTAATTTTAAGATTATTATGACCGTGCCTATGTTTTCTAATGAAGGCAACTTACAAGGCATAGAGGATACGATAGTAGCCGTGTTTGGAAAATTAGCAGCTAGCTCTATTGTATTTAACGTTACCGCTGTAACTGCACCTAGCGTTTTAACGCTGCCAAGCGGTGACCTGCTAACAAGTGATTTACAA